AAAAAAAAAAAAAAAATTAAGATATAATAGTAAATTAAAAATAAAAAATAAAATATATAATAATATAAAAATATCTGATATAAAAACACAAAAAAATATTTTAAATACATCTTTAAAATGGTTTGGTTGGAGTATAGTATATAATATATATAATAAAAAAGCGGTAATGGATATTGATACATCAGTTGTTACATCGATTCAGATAATAATATCAGCATCAATAACATTTATATATTCGATATATAATAGACAAAATATACAATTTTTTTATAAAATATCAAATCCATGTTTATATATATTAGCATTTATATTTGTAAGTTTAGGTCAATGGTATGGAAATCATTTTGGTAATATGGCAACACAATTAATGTCAATATCATCAGTTAGTATAATAAAATCATCGGAACCAATAATTTCAATGATATTAATGTATATATTATTTAGATCTTCAATTAAGTTATATAAAATATGTTTAATAATTCCAATTATATTTGGAATTATTCTATGCAATATTACAGATATTTCATATAATCATTATGGTGCAATATTATGTATATTATCAAATATATGTCATATTATAAAAGTAATTATATCTAGAAAATATTTTAATGATATATTAAAATATGAAGGATATCAATTATTATTATTATCATCAATAGGATCTTTTCTAATTAGCTTGCCAATTATATATAGTAATAGAGCCATTTTAATTAATGCATCAGATACTAGTATTTTATATATATTAATATCGGGGATATCATATCATTTAAATAGTGTAGCCGCGTTTCATATTGTTACGAAAGTATCAACAGTAACTTATTCAATATTTAATATATATAAACGAGTTGCGATTGTTATGACTCATTATATAATTAATTTAGAAATGCCATCAATAATGACTATATTTGGAATAATTAGTTCGAATATTGGATTATATTATTATCTGAAATAAAAATAAATTATATAAAAAGATCTTATCTTATATTTTAGTTCAATGAGCACGAGTCCTAAAACAATTATATGTGACATTGATGGGACATTAATTAAACATTTTGGTGATTTTCTCCTTAATATTAAAAATACACCACTTTTATTAAACAATACAATAGAATCTATAAAAAAATGGGAAAAATTAAATTATAAAATTATCTTATTGACTGGACGCAAAGAATCAACGCGTAAAATAACAGAGGATCAATTATTAGATTTAGGAATCATATATGATAAACTAATAATGGGTGTAACAAATGGAGATAGAATATTGATAAATGATAAAAAACCAAATGGTATAAATAATACTGCTTATGCTATTAATGTTGTTAGAAATAAAGGGTTAGAAAATATTGATATAATAAATCCAATAGTTTTAAATAAAAACCGCATAGATAAACCTTGGGGTTATGAAGAATTAGTTGAACATAATTCAAGCTATGTTGTAAAAAAATTATTTATGAAAAAAAATCATGCATGTAGTATTCAATATCACGAATTAAAAATAGAAACAATTGTAATATTAAGAGGCAGTTTATATATATATACTGGCACATCAATAGAAAATTTAGAAAAGAAAGAATATAATATGGGAGATTCAATTACAATTTATCCTTATACAATTCATCGCATGGAAGGTATAGAAGATTGTTTATATCTAGAAACATCTACGAATGAATTATGGGATGTAATAAGAATACAAGACAATTATGGTCGTGTATAATTATTTAATTCTAATGCTAAATTATATTTACCAAAATAAAATAAAAATTGAGAAATATTGTATTCGTGTAGTGGAGACATATTTATCCATATTAATGCTGTAAGTATTTTAATTTTTTTTAAATTTAATTTATGAAGTATTATAAATTTATCATATTCTTCTAGTTGTTTTATCAAAAAGTAATTACATTTTAAATCAATTATTACTGTATTCGAGTTATCGTAATTTATTGTATAAAGATTATTATCAATATTATAATGGTTAAATATTATACTATGTCTGAATTTCGCTAAATCATAATATATATCGCCATGGGATAAATTACCATCAAAATCTTGTCTCCAATCAATTAATTTATAACCATCTGCTGTTTTTATAATATTATCTAGAATAAAATCACCATGATACTGGTATAATGTATCGGTAATTAATAATTCTTTATCAATTTTATTAATTAATTGTTTAATTGGTAAAATTGATAATCCATTAATAATATTTATTTCATTATTATTCTGAATTAATAATAATTGATTGATTCTGTCATATGTTTTATTATAATAAAAATTAATACAATTATTTTTATATAATTCATTAATAGATACATTTACCCATAAATGTATGTATGCCCATTCTAATAATTTATATAATTCACCATGTACATAATAATTAGACATAAGAATTCCATCTATTTTTTCCATAGAGAAGAAATGTTCATTTGAATCTAAAATTAATGGCGAATTTGGATATAATAATTTTCCTCGTATTACACGATCTGATACTTTCTGTTTATTATTAAAAAACTTTATTACTTTATCATCAAAAAAACATATTGATTCGTCATTTTTATATAATATATTGTAATTACATTTAAAATGTTTAATTGTATTCATGTATGAATTAATATTGCCAGTATCGTGCCATTGTTTTACGACTTTATATTTAAATATTATATTATTTTTAATTAAATAATTCAATAATTCAATATCTCCAAGAGATTTATTATTTGGATTTGAATCATAAAGATATTGTAATATTTCCCAATATTCTTTGTAATTTACTATATGTGATACACCAGTATATACATAATCACAACTAATTTCACCTTTATAATTTACTTTTGTAATTTTATCATTTAGAATATTTATACTTGAATATGAATTAGTATCATTTGAATATGAAACATATATATAATTTTCATTTATATTATTATTTAAATCATCTAAAATAATTGAATCGCAACAATAATATGTAAATGGACATTGTAAAAGTTCTTTGGCTTTTAATAAAGAATATGCCTGACTTGAGCCTTCTTTATCATAATTATCAACTACAATATATTCAAAATACCCATCTTTATAAGCAATTTCTAAAAAATCTTTAACAATATCCCCATAATATCCTAATGTTATTATAAAACGTGTATTTTTTAAATCATACTTATCAATTATATAACATAATGCAAATTTATCGCCAATACGTATTAATGATTTATTTATATATTCAGTTATATTACCTAGTCTACTTCCGATACCGCTGGTAGTTATAAGTACTGATTGCATATATTTCATATACTTATATTATACCTTAAATGAAAAATCGATATATAAGGATATATATCGATTAAATTATAAATGTCAAAATATAAAATTGATGATTTAAATCAAATTATACCAGATACAGATATATATAAATCTTTTAATAATTTTATATTTTCAAATGATATTCGTATAATTGGGAAATTATTAGAACGTTATAAATTTTTTCAAAAAATTAAAGATATGCCTGGTGATATTGTAGAACTAGGCGTATTTAAAGGTTCTGGTATAGCAACTTGGTGTAAATTTTTAGAATTAAATTGTACATATAGTAACAAAAAAGTTATTGGTTTTGATTTATTTAATGGAAATAATAATATTATTGATAATTATGATAATGGTGATAAAATGAAAATAGTATATAATAGAGTAAATAGTGAAGAATTATCACTTAATAATGTTGAGAATAATTTAAATAATATGGAGTTATCATTTAAAAAGTATATGCTTATTGAAGGTGATATAGTTGAAACAACTAAAAATTTTATAAAAGACAATCCTGGTTTGCGCATTGCATTATTATATATAGATGTAGATTTATGTGAACCTACGTATCATGGTCTTAAAAATTTATGGAATAATATTTTGCCAGGTGGTTATATTGTATTTGATGAATATGAATTTCATAAATTCGATGAATCTAATGGTGTAGATAAATTTTTAAAAGAATTTAATATACCATATGAAATAAAATCAACAAATTCATTTGGGCCAACTGCATATATGATTAAAAAGCAATTCTAATTATCATATGATATATGATATAATATTAATTTATTATTATATATATTTTTAACATTTTCTTGAGTTATTTTAATATAGTCCGTACATATATCTCGACCTCTCCATTTACCACCTGCAAATAAAAGACACGATCGTAATATACAAGTAGGAGTAATATATTTAGATATATCAAATGTTTCATCTAGTACATAACATATCTTTAAATTTTCTCTACAATAATTATTTAAATTTACTAAATTATTAATATTTCCAGATTCATGTGGGCGATGTAAGTCGCTATAGGTAATGTATTTAAACTGATTTAATAATTTAATTATTGTATTTCTGTTATATATTGCGGGAATCACAGGATATTGATAATAATTCGATTTTGGAAAACTGAATATATATTTTTCAACGTTAAAATATTCATTATGTTCACAATGACAATGTAATGATAATATATCTATTGAATTTCTTTTCATTAATGATGGAATTTCTAATAATTTATTTATATCGGTGTTTTCTATAAACATAAAATGCTCATACCATATCGCAACTAATTCTTCATTCATTTGACATATGCTATTATATATTCTTTCAAAATAAGGTTCTTTATTATCATAATAAAAAATTTTATGAAATGGGTACATATCTTCTATATTTAAAAACATATTAGCAGATATTTCTTTAACTATATCCCGTCCCCCACTTGGACGCATCATACCTTCGCAATAATCATTATTTTTATTTATTGTACAATAAACTTTTATTGGATATTGTAAATATTTTTTAAGATTTGCAAAGAATGGCATCCATAAATATGAATATTCTGTATGAGTATGTATTAAAATTGCAAAATTTTCCATATATAAAGGATCATGATTATATCTTTATATAATTTAAATTATATCTTTATATAAAATAATGATTATTGTATTCAAAGATTGTGGGTATTTTAATTATTATCATTGGCTTATTTATATGTTAGCAAATTTACGTTTTTATGATAATAGCATATCACCAGTAATTATATATGCTCCATTACCTGATTATGATTCTTTTCAACAACAATCATTAAAATTTATATTTCCTAATGCAAAAATTATAAATTCGCGTTATCATAATCCCAATTCAGATATTATTTGGAGAGTTCCAGAATGCCAGGATGGTAATTGGAGAGGCGCCGGCGTAGATCCAGAATACTATAGATTTTTAAGGAATAACTTAATGGATTATTCTGAAAAAACAGATGGCATGGAATATATATATATATCTCGCAAACTTAATTCTCAGAGTCCAGGTCATCCAAATATAGAAGCTCGACATATTAGAAATGAAGATGATATGATGCAATACCTAGAACCTCTTGGTTTTAAGAAAGTTCTTGTGGAAAATATGTCTTTGGCAAAACAAATGGGTTTATTTAAATTTGCAAAAATAGTAATTTCTCCTCACGGAGCCGCTTTAGTCAATGCTTGTTTTTGTACACAAAACACTCATATTATTGAAGTAACTCCTGAACCTTGTAATTGGGAACAATTTTCACATATATGTGAAATATTTAATATTCCATATACACGTTTTAATGATGTATATAATTGGGATGGTGAATATAATATGCATATTAATATTCCTAAAATTGTTAATCTCGTTACAAAATTAATTTCCAATTAAATGATTGATTAAAACTATCAGATTCTTTATGTGTATTTATATAAAAACTACCAGGATGAATTGTATGATTATATATCATATTAGGTACAACAACTATTGATATACCTGCTTTAATCCAAAAATAATTCATATATTTTACATCAATTGCGTGTGTTTTTGTATTATCAATAAGTATCGGTTCTACATATTTAACTATAGAACGGTGGAATACATAATTACCATTATTTATTAAACATTCTTCATTAAATATATGATTCCAATTTTCTTTATTTATTCTAATACCTATAAATTTTTCAAAATTTTGAGCAGGTAAAGCACGGGAAGGGTGATAAATATAACTTTGATTATAATTTGAATTTAAGTTCCAGAAATCTTTTAATGCTTCAAAATATGTAATATCACAGAAATTATCACTATCCATTAGACAGATCCAGTCTCCTGTTGCTTTTTGACACGCATTAATTTTATTTTTAAGTGTACCTACATTTTTTTCTTGTTTATAGACTTTTAATTTTTCATCTTTAAAATTTGCATTGATTTTACCATAATCATCTGAACAATCATCTAATATTACAATTTCATTAATATGAGGATTTTCCAAATATAATTTCAATGTTTTTTCTAAAAAACTATCATATCTATTATATGTTGTAATAACTAACGATAATAACATTATAAATAATAATAAAAATATCTTTAAATCATTACACCAAGTTTCTCTAGCTAAGGCTAAAGGCAAAGGTGTATGCGGTGTATTATCGAATGTTAATCTAATTTCTTTTTCTCGTATTGTTTTTTATTTTATAGACAATTTCAATTATCAACATTATATAAAGATATTTTAATTTTTGTATACAAATGATTCCTAAACAAATATTTCAAACTTGGAAGACTAAGACATTACCACACTCAATACAGCAAACTATTAACAAAATGCTAGAATTGAATCCAGGATATGAATATAAACTATTTGATAATAATGATATGATAAATTATATAGCTACAAATTATGATGAAAAAATAAATTTAGCATTTTCAAAATTAAATTTAGGGGCTGCAAAAGCTGATTTATGGAGATATTTGGTCCTTTATAAAGAAGGCGGTGTTTATTTAGATATTGATGCTGTTCTTTATAATTCATTGGATACATTAATTAATGATACAGATGTTGCAATTATTTCACGAGAAAAAAACCCCAATATATTTCTACAATGGTGTTTAATATTTGCACCAGGTCATCCTGTATTAAAATTAGCAATAGAGAAATGTGTTGATAATATATTAAATGAAAGAACAACGGATATATTATATTTGGTAGGTCCTCGTGTATTTAGTGAAGCAATAACAGATATTTTAACGCCAATTGCTGGAAATAATATATTTTATGAAGATGATAATATTTTAAATGAAAAAACAAAAGGGTTTTGTAGATTCTATGGGTATGATTTTCCAGAATATTGTGAATGGAAACATCCTGATGCAGAATTACTTTATAAAAATGTTTTACATTGGAGTAAAGACACAATTAGATTCCTATAACTATAATAGCCATTCATCTGACACTTTGCCATGTTCTAAACTTACATCTATAAATTTTGTAGTTGGTGATATTATTCCTGCTACAGCAGTGACATTACTACAAGTTTTAACTATTTTTTCACATCTCGCAAGACAATAAACATCAGTTAAAATTGAGAGTGTCTTCTCTTGATTTGTAGCTGTTTTTAGACCTTCGTCAAAATTACCATGTACACTTATTTGATTTGGCGATCTAACACAATTCGGATCTTCAATATATGAAATGTCTGGTAAATTAGATTTATTCTCATGCAATATATGTTTTAAAAATAAAACATCAGGTATATTATCAGATGCAATATATAATCCGACCGCTCCATTATACTGTTTTAAAACATCCATAAGACGATTAACCACAAAATGTATACCAGGGGAAGCATATGCTGGTTCTACTGATCTGTCAGTATTTCTTATATGTACGCCTATTAATGGTATATCTGTATAATTTTTAAAAATATTATCAACTCGATCTATAATTATTCTTTTAGGTTCAATATATATAGCATATGCATCACATAATACTTTTCGCCAATTATGACGATCTTCTTCTAATACATATGGAGATAAAGTAACCATATTACTTACATCTAAATTATCTGGTTTATTTTTTATATTAAAATATGTATTGAATATATTTTCTTCAATGTTATCACTATATAATTTAGAATACCATTCAATAACAGGATATAATCCTAGTTTCTTCGCTCTTGCAAGAGAATGTATTAAATTTGAAAAAGTTGCTGTAAATCCCCATTCTTCATTATAATAAACTCGTGCGGCTTTCATTTGTATTGTACAAAATAAATTACTTTTATATCTATTTTGCAAAAATTATATAAAGCTTGATTAATAAATATAAATTATGAAGACTATATTATTTACACCGTGCAATTCAGGTTTTTTTTCAAATTTCAATAAAATAATTACACATATATGGATATTTAAAATACGTAATTTAAAAGATATAGAATTTTATGTAAAATTTTATGACATGGAAGGGTTTTTATATGGGGGTGATCAATTATGGCCATCATTATTTTCAAGTTTAATTCCGTTTACAAATGATGAGAATCAATATGATTTAGTAATTAAAAATTATTTTCATCAAGAAGAATTAAAATTTATCGCACAACATACTCACGATATATTAATAAAGAATGATGATTGCTGGAGATATGATTTAAATACAATATATAAAGATTATATAAAACTTAATTATTCTTTTCAGCAAGAAATTGATGATTTTTGCAATAATAATTTTAAAGGTTATCATATTATATCAGTACATATACGTTCTGGGGCGCACGCATGTGAACAACATAATAAAATTATGCCTTCTAGACAAAATTATATAAATAGAATAAATAATTATATTTCAACGTTAACAGAACCATATAAAATATTCTTAGCAACAGATATTAAAGAAGGCTTAAATGATTTTATAAATGAATATAAAGACAAATTAGTTTATTTGAAACAAGATTTATATTATGATGGTCAACAGCAATATGATATACAATCAAAATTAGGTTTACTAAAAGGCAAGAATATTATGATGGATGCAATATTACTTTCTAGAGGCGATATATTATTTCATTGCATTTCAAATGTTACTTTTGCTGCATTGTATATGAATCCAAAGATGAAAAATGTATATTTATATACATAATTTAATTAAAGATTGTTTTATATAATCACATGTGCCTTCCATAGTAAACCAATAAGATACTCTCTTCATTTCTTCTATCATTTCATTATATTTCACGTCATCAATGTTTCTTAAAATATCTGACAGTGTATTTATATCATCGATATGTGTAGATATACTAAATTTATTGTAATCCAGAATATCTCTGAATGGCAATGCATTATCTCCGTCGTGAATATACACTGGAATAATACCCATCTCCATAATTTCAAAAAAACGAAAACTTGATGCCCCGTAACCTCGTGGAGCTAATCCAAATCTACTTTTTTTGGTTGTATTTATAAAAATATTCACCATATTTGCAGGTACATTAATATTCCAATTTTTATTTACGATAATCTCAAAACCAGGTTTATTAATTAAAGCGTCTACCATTTTATTTCTAACATTATGTGTACAAGTACCCACAAAACTTGCTAGTATTGTGCGTTCTGATATATAATTTCTCGAAAGATTACGAAGAGTTTGATTTTTATCCTCAACAATTAATGGCAATGGGATATCTATACTTTGACCTACTGAAAATACAATTAAATTATGCGGTTTTGTATGACCCATGCAAATACCATCATCCCACTGACAAATTGTAAATACGATCTTATTTTCTTTCTCTGCGATTTTACATATATCTATAATATAATTAGATATATGTGGAATAACGCGAGTTGGATCCATTTCTGCGGCAAAAAATACATTTAACCAATAAATATCTAAATAAACCAATTTTGATTTTTCCGCGAATAATTGCTTTTGCCAATATTCATCAAAGTATTCTTCCATATATTTACCATTTTTAAAAGGCGGATATACAGTATGATTTTGTGGCTTTAAATTTATTTGCATTATAAATTAAAAAATTACAAATCTTTATATAAAGATTTAAGCGTAGATTGTAATAAATGTTAAATCTTTTTAAAAATTGCGAAGTACTTGGAAAATTATCACTTGAAAAAAAACAAGAGGATGAAATAGTTATTACTCCAAAGAAATTAAATATTGTTTCTATTAAATTACCCGATAATTTAAATTTAAAAAATAAGAAACGCGTATTATTCTGTGGAACATATCCAATAGGACAGTCAAATGGATATAGTCGTGTAGTATATTATATTGCTAAACATCTTGGTACAAAAGAAGATATTGATTTAACTATTTATGGATTTCAAAATTATAATCAAACAGCCGGAAGTGAGCAGCGCAATGACATTCCTTCTTCGGTAAAATTACACGATGCTCTGGCTACAGAAGAACCTAGAAGAAATGGTTTTGGCGAGAAAGAGATAGCTACATTTCTGAAAAAAAATCCCCAAGATATTGTTATTATTTTTAATGATATGGTGATAACTTCTGCACTTGTGCAAACTATTGTAAATGAAATGAGCGAAGCTGAGCGTAAATCATTTTTGCTAGTATCATATTTTGATCAAGTATATCCTTATCAAAAACCCCAATATATTGCAATGTTAAACCAATATTTTGATGCAATTATTACTTTTACGCCATATTGGAAAGAAGTTGCACTGAGTCTTGGGTTAGATAAAAACAAACCAATTTACGTATTACCTCATGGATTTGATAGTACATTATATTATCCAATACCTACAAAGGTAGCTAGAATATTCTATCAGATTCCTAATGATGCATTTGCAATATTAAATTTAAATAGAAATCAACCAAGAAAGCGATGGGATCTTACACTGATTGCATTTGCTGATGTTATTTCGCGTTATTATAAATTAGTAACAGAGAAAAAGAAAACGCGGCCTATAAAATTAGTTATTGCAACAGCAATAGATGGTTCATGGAATTTAATGGAAATATTAGAACACGAATTAAAATTACGTAATGTACCCATTGAGTTCGGCAAAGAATGTATAGTTGCACTTGCACGTCCTCAGCAGCTAAGTGATAGAGATATAAATATTTTATATTCCGCTTGTGATATTGGATTAAATACCTGTGAAGGCGAAGGATTTTCACTTTGTCAATTTGAGCATGCAGCAATAGGTTGCCCACAAGTTGCCCCTAATATAGGAGGTCTTAAGGAATTTTTAAATAATAATAATTCGATAATAGTAGATGCAAAATGGAGATATTATATTGATAAACAAAGAGATGGTATAGGGGGAATTGCGGAAATATGTGACCCAGTCGATTACGCGGATAGTATTTGGAAGTATTATTTAAATCCCGAACTTGTAAAGAAACACGGTAAGAAAGCACGTGAAGAAATTTTACAACATTTGCAATGGACTACTGTAATTAATCATTTTCATAATATAATATTAAAACTACGATAGGGGTCTTCGATTTCCATTTTGCATTTGTCTTTGCGCTTTTCTTCTATCTTCTACTACTTCCAAAAATTCAGACAATGCCGGTCCTGGCACCGATGACATTTTTTTATATTGATTATTATATTGTTCTGATGCTTCTCTATAAATAGGACCATATATTTCAGGATAATGTTCTGGTGCTTTGCTTTTTCTTTCAAAATGTCCATCTGGATCTTGTTCTGGTACACTAATAGCCATATTTGGTAATTTTCTTCTTTCATTTAATGGTAGAAAATCAGTGCGCAATCCTATATTAAGTTGTTCTATTAATCCGTTTGTTATTACTTGTTGATTATTTAATTCACGTTTTGCTCGATCTGCTTCATCTTTTTTCTGTTGTACGACTGCTCTTAATCTCTCCGCTTCTTTTTGTAATATATTATATTCTTTTTCATGTTCTGTTAATATATTATATTCTTTTTCATGTTCTGTTCCGCCACCACCGTAATGTTTATAATAATCAATACATTTACGTAAAATTTTTCTATTTTTCGATTTTTGCAATGCAAGTATAATATATTGTTTATAACTTCGCTTCTTACTTAGATTAACTAAATCGACTAAAATTTCTTCCATATTAATAATGGTGAATATTATTATTTATATAATTCTAGCATTTTTTGCATTATCATTTTTGGGACTGGGTATTTATATACTTGCACGTAAACCATTATATGACGCTTTTACTACAGGAACTATTAGTACTGCTAACTGTACAAATAATAGTTGTATTATTGTTGTTACATTTACGCCTATAAATGCAACTGATCCAATTACATCTGGACAATTAGAAATAGATGGAAATTATAAAACCGGCGATACTGTAAAAATAAGTTATGATAGTACAAGTCCAAATACATTTGGAATAAATCAAATAAGACCGGCTGTATTTGGATGGTCTTTCACTAGTATTGGTATATTTTTAGTATTAATTATATGTGCATTATATTATTTAAATCGCAAACCATTAGAATATTCTTCATATAAAAAACCTGAACGTGAACGTGAACCTGAACGTGAACCTGAACGTGAACCGGAACGTGAAAGTGAGCTTGAACGTGAACGTGAACTGGTAAATAAATATGAAACAGAATTCCTGTCAAAATCCAACGATGAGAACCCATTTAATCAATGAAGCTTTTCTTCTTGTAGAACTCCTGCATTTTTATATAAAATATAATTAAAAAATTTATCAGGATAATCATCTACGATAACATATTTGTGGCCTTTATAAGATGCAACTTTACCTTTGATATTTCGCGTTCTTATAATTTTATTTGTAGCTATTTGGTTATCTAAATTAATATCTGGTAAATATGCATATGCATCGTTATCTATAGGTATTGGAAAACTATAACATTGTAATCCTGTAAAATTATTAACAGTTGCATTTGTTCTGCAATCTACTGCCGCGGTTTTAAGATTATTCTGAAATGATTGTATTATTTCATCTTTCTTTTCTGCAATTTGCATAATATGTGCATCACTTGTTAATTCATTATCAAGACTACGCAAACTAAAATTATCTTTTAGTTGTTTCTTAGTAAAAGTAGATGTATAAATATAAACAGCTACATTTTGTTCAATTTTTGGTAAATCTAAATGACTACCTGCGCGCGCGGCACGACCTATGACTTGATCTATTCTGACCATATTCCAGAAGGGTTCGGTTATTAAAACAGCACGTACATTCTTTAAAGAAATGCCTTCTGCACCCGATTGAGTAATCATAAATGTTTTAAACATCTCGCCTCGTAAATTTGTTTCTAAATCACGTATACCGGATAACTCTATGTTATTATATATACCATTATATAACTGCAAAAGTATATTTGCCTTTTCGCGATCTGTATCGAATACTATAAATCGCTTATTATCATATTTTGGATGAAGAACTTCTTCTTCATCGACTATATTCCATATAGTAGTATCATTTTCTTTACTCTTCTTTTCAATATGTACTTCAATATATCCAGCGGAAGCTAAAGCTAAACGCAATACACCTATGCCTTCGATAGATCTAAATTGAGAATATATTAGACATTTACCATTTGTATCATTAATTCTTTCTATTATTTTTGCAAATTTAGGACTATATAAACTTCTTAAATTTTCTATACTTAATAATGTTTTATCTGCACCTAATTGTCTAATTGCATTTTTCATTATATCTTCATAATTTTTCTTCAATTTTACTTTATCAATTTTCTTATCTGATGGTTTTTCATCTTCTTCATCTGATTCCTCGTCACTTTCAATGCGATCTATTTCATTCTTTAAAGCCTTGCGAAGATCTTTCGGAAACGGTCTTTCAATATTATTTGGAAATACAAAATTACAAGCCATACGACTAAAAGCACGATAAACTGATGTTTTCTTTGCCATTATACCGCCTTTATTTTGTTTAGAACGTCTTTCCATTATTCTTTCTTCATCACGGACAATGAGATATTTACTAAATTGATAATCACTTAATGGAACTTGTTCAATGACTTTTGGTAAAATAGTTGGAAAATATTCATCTCCAATACTTTTTATATATGATACTGTACCTAATATTCTACGTTTAAATAAATCATTATTTTTAACCCGAGGATTATCACGGTCACTTTCATCTAAAAATAGATTATTAAAATCATCTTTATTTGTTGGTAAACCATACATTTCTTTTAAAATCGTGCGTTTACTAATATGTATATGTTTACCAATTTCATTCTGAAGACCATTTACAATTTGACTATGTGATAATATCTTATCGTCACTACTATCATCTAATATCATTCTACCATTACTATTATCTATAAATCCTTGAGGTAATAAAGATATCATTATTTTTTTCTCTTTACTCAAGGTGAAATATTGATCAATATATTTTGCAAATCTGTTTTCAATAATTATATCAGTCATTTCGCGACTAGCAGGTAATTCTGCATCTTTTAATAATGAGAATTCGTGTACATTTATATATCCTCTTACAAGATTTAACATAATGCTTAATTCGAATGGATGATTTATAATAGGTGTTCCAGATAATAATACTAATTTTATATTTGTAGCGTCCATAATTTTTGTATAAATATTTCTAGTTATTTTACTACCATTAACAACCCTGCTAACAAAATTATGTGCTTCATCTATAATTATAAAAGAATCATTGAAAAAATCTTTTTTATATTTTGCAAGCGCTGACTGTGAAATACCATTATACCGAATAAATGTATAATTTTTATTAATTATTTCTCGCAATGTACTTTTAGCTGCTCTTTTTTCAGATTCTTCAAGATCATTCCATGCTACATCTTTGCGTAATATTGCTTTAGACGGTATACCTTCTGAAAAAGGAAACCATATTTTCGGATTACCTTTCAAAAAGTTCGGACTTACATCAAGTGCAATTGCCGCATCAGCTTGTTTTTTAGCTATATTTTTAATTTCAATATATGACCATAATTTTTTTGCAGGATTGCCAGATGATGCGTGTTTCATTATTTCTTCTCTATAATTCATTTCAAGAGAAGCAGGTAATAATACAATTATTTTTTTACTTTTATTAATAAAGCCCTCTGCTGCAGCAATAGAAGAAGCTGTTTTGCCACTTCCTAATCCGTGATATAATAATAAACCTCTGTATGGAGAATCATATATCATAAAATCTTTTACAAATCTTTGATGAGGAAATAATTCACCAAATTGAGTTTTGCGTTTTTCGTGATTAAATATATTATATACCCAATCCAAAAATCCTTGTCGGTTGTTATTGCCCCATTCGTTTGGCATATCTATTAATAAAACACCACATAAAGATTTGCCTTCTTTATAATAAAATAAAAATGTCTTGTAGATTATATATTGATACGCGCGAATCTAAGTTGATTGAATGTTTGAATTGCCAATATACTAGTAAACAATTAGAAATTGGAGATATTATAATAGAGTCATTGGAGCCACAATTTACAATTATATTTGAACGTAAGACATATCAGGATCTATTATCTTCAATTAATGATGGCAGATATAAAGAACAAAAAATAAGATTACTTTCATCGAATCTTCCTCATCATTCTGTTTATATTATAGAAGGTGAAAAAATCATTAATGAATCTATATCAGGCGCAATATATCATACTATGTTTAGAGATAAAATGCATGTTTTATTTACAGATTCTGTAAAAGCAACTGCGGAACTCGTAACAACTATTTATAATAAATGTGTTAAAAATCCTGACAAATTTGTAACCACAAACGAAAATGCGGATTATGTGGCAAATCTTAAAGTTAAGAAATGTAAAATTGAAAATATAAATAAAGAAAACTGTTTTATTTTGCAATTATGTCAGATACCATCAATATCTCATACAATTGCGCGAGAAATCGCATTAAGATATAAAAACTGGAAAGAATTAATTTCGGCCATTGAACAAAATCAAACTATATTAACAAGTATCCCAATGATAGGTGAAAAAAAAGCAAAAAATATTATTGATTATTTATTGTGAATTATTATCATCGGATGTAATATTAATTACTAAAATACTCCAGAGCCGTGCTTCATATACATCAGGTACAGGATTATATATGCTATCAATAGTTACGGGTTTATTCAAATTAATTATATTATCTAATCTAGGTATCATATAATCTGTTATTAATTTATAGTTTTTAAGATCATAATCTGTTAGTATAGTTTTAGAAGCTAATACATTGGCTTTTAGTAAATATTTCTTAATCATTATAATATCTAATTCTTCTTCTATTATTTCTTCTCTTGATGAAATAATATCATTTTCTGTAGCAGATTCTTTCATATTACTATCAGTTTGTTTAATAACAGAATCTTCTTCGTCTTCATCTTCGCATTCGCATTCGCCTTCGTCTTCGTCTTCATCTTCATCTTCGCATTCGCCTTCGTCTTCGTCTTCATCTTCATCTTCGCATTCGCCTTCGTCTTCGTCTTCGCATTCGCCTTCGTCTTCGTCTTCGTCTTCGTCTTCTCCTTCTTTAAAATATAAGCACGAACCCACATTAATTATATTTTTAGTTTCTTTACTATTAAATGGATTAACATTATATATTATACTAATAATCCCTGTTGCCATAACACATGATAATATATATATATACATTGCATATGATATAGTTTGTACATATTCAAATATTTGAGACATAATTATACGTATTTTATAATTTATTCTTTAAATAATAAATTTCCGATTCCATATGTTTTATTTTTTCAGTAAGAGTCTTGATTGCTTCTACAAATAATCCAGCCATATTACCATACGATATTGTAAGTAACCCATGATTATCTTTATTTACAAGTTCAGGCATTATTTGTAGTACATCTTGTGCAAGTAATCCTGTCTCAATTACGTTTGTATCTAAACGTCTATAAATATACCCATTTAATTTCGATATTTTATCCAAAGGATCGTTAATAATAACTAATTCAGTTTTAAGTGATTTATCAGATAAACTTGCTATATTACCACGTGTAAATAAAGTACCAAATACATTAACAGAGTCTTGACAAGTTACAGTATTATATAAATACGATGTACCTTGAACATGTAAATTAGACATAGGCGCAGTTGTGCCAATACCGACATTATTTAATATATAAATATCTGTATTTCGCATTGATAGAGTTTGATTTGATGATATCCATTGACTTGATATATAATTTGTACCGTTATTATATATTTTACCTTTAAAATTAATATCGCCGTTTATATCTAGTGTAAAATTTGGATTAATATTAGAAATACCTACATTGCCATTTAAAAAACTTGTACCTACAATATGCAATGGTCGCATAGGATTTATTGTACCAACTCCAATATTACCATTTGTAATAATCATATTACCATTATATATATCAATGGCTTGTCGTGGATTTATATTTGAGCCAATTGTAATACTGCCATTATTTATATATATATCTTTTGAAGATGCTGTAAAATACATATCGCTTATAGATACATAATTTGTAACTATATCACCATAATATATTTGTGTTATTATAAAACGTATATATTCAAAAGCACCTTTATTACTTGTAATATTTATAGTGTTATATAAATTTACTGCATTTGGCGAATGACTAGCTAATGTAGGTATATTAATTCCTTGTGATATACTATTTTCGAACGGTATTTGCAATAATGTCCAATTCAAAGAATCATGTGATCCAACTATTTTAATATATGAAGGTGCTCCTGCAAGAGAATTCATTCCATTTGCAGCAAATGATACAGATGAATAGTATACTGCTTGATTCGTTTGTATTTGAATCCATTCACCATACACAATATTCCCATCAACAAGCGTTTGTGTTGAAAATGTACTTGATTGATTAGGTATAGTTAGATACGAATATGTGCCATCAATTGGATTATAATTCGAGCTGGAATTCCATACACTATTTCCTGTCGCATTTCCATCAAATAGATTCATTATATTATTCATAGTTGATGATTTAACTGTAAATATAATTTTATTTAATGTATTACCATTGATATTTATAGTATTTGTATAAGAATTTAATGGTAAAATAGGAGGCACATTATTTGGTATATTAAATGTAGGGAATTGAAATAAAGCATTTCCATATGTATTAAATTGTGATATAGGAATATTTGTGCCGATTCCTGTATTTCTAAGAATAGTAATACCACCATTATCAGATTGTCCATATGGGCTTTGAATATTTTCTGTCTCATATTGATATATCTTGCCTTGAACGTTTAAATTACCAATTATGTTTAAAGAATAATTTGGATTTGTATTATTTGTATTAATTCCGACATTTGTCATTATTACATTTGAATTGAATGTAGCAATGTTGTTTACATTTAAAATTTGTAATGATGCCGTACTATTTGGCAAAGACTGAATAGTTTGTACATAAGTTATACCATCTACATATGAATTACCATGAACTTGAAAATTATGTATTAATTGTCTTTGATTTGTCGTCGAAGGTGTAATACCTATACCTACAAAACCTGTGGCATTTTCCATATAAATAATCGGAGCAGATGTTGTAGTATAGAAATATGAAGTTCCACATACCTGAAAATTATAAGGTAATATATTCCCTGCTGGAGGAAATATAATATTATTTATAGGTGATGTCACAGAAAGTCTACCAGATGTATCAATTAAAGTACAAGAAGTAGGATTTAGTGCATTAAAAAAAGTTCCACTATCTGATACTGATATGGCATGTATATTAGTATTAAAATCTATAGATAAATAATTAACTCCACTAATAGTTGCATTAATACCAATTGCTGATGGAATACTATTCCTTAACATTTCAAATTTAGGATTTCCCTGTGAACTAATACGTATTGTATCAGATGAACTGCTATCAGATGTACCTTTTACATAAATACCTACTGATGTACTATTATTATTAACTGGTAGAGTAACTACTTTAAGTCTACCATCTGTTTGTATATTATTATATGGTTGTATATCTGCTTGATTATATGATATACATACATTACTACAATTTAACCAAGTAGTTGGTTCATATACATTAAATATACCATTTACATTATTAATGCCATCTATATAAATCGAATTTGCATTAATTGTATTTGTGTTAATTGTTTTCGTATCAAGATTATTAAATACTAGACCACTACCATATATAATATTGATATTTGAAAGAGTCGATTGATTAAAACTAATATTACAATTTATTCCTATAATTTTTGATGTTTGTAAAATAGGAGTATTTATATTATTTGCTACATTTATATCCCACATTCGATCAGGTATTAAATTACCAATAGTTAATCCACCAGTATTATTTATATGATATAATGGGATATTATTTGAACACGCTATAAAAAATGGAGACTGATTATTATAATTATACAAACCAATATATATATTCGAATTTTGATTACTAGATTTTTGTATATGTAAACTATTACTTGCTGAATTGGTTCCTATGCCAATATTTAGATTATTATCTAAGATAAATATATTTGATGAAGATCGAATATTTATAATATTTGATATAGTACAATTATATCCATTATTATTAATATTTAATAATGAAATAGTCTTATCTATATTTGCAGTAGGTCCAATACTTAAAATACCATATGAATCCATTGATAATGCGCGAAAATTTGGTGAAATTTTATTATTTATAAAAACATCAATTATATTTACATTTGAAAATCTACTATCGTGATTTAATGAAAGCGTAGTTTGATTTGGCGTAGATATATTTGTTAAAGATAATACAGTAGAACTTAAATTGGAAGTGGCTTGTATATATTTTGAAATAACACTTTGTGGTTTAAAATTGCTAGAAACACTAAGATCTCCGTATATAAATGTATTGCCATTTATTAAAGTTTGGCCATATAGATTTATTGAATTTTGATTTAACACTATTTTTACAAAGTCTGCTCGTGTAGTTGGATTATTCGGATCTTGAATTCCATTAGGTGCCCAAGACTGGTTATACCATACTCCTGTTGTTAATGAATTTGTAAATAAATCTTGACTATTATTTAAAATATGTGTTTTCGCGGTACCTCCGTGAATATCAAGTGTTCCATCTGAACTTAATGTTAATATTGGAATATTTTGAGAATCGTATGCATTAATATAACTATAAGATTGATTACCAGTACTTGCATATGGTATATTAATAGTTATATTGCTTGTAGAAATATTAGGTACATTTATTCTATTCCCAATATTTACATTAGTATTAAAGAAAGAATCATTTGATACATAAATACTATTATTTATATAAGTAGGCTGTGTTGAAATTATACTATTTGAAGAAATAGATAACAGATTAATATTAGACTTACTGAAAATTAATGATTGATTTGATCTTCCGAATAATAATTGATGATCAAATTCAATATTTGCAAATTGTTGAGGTAATGTATGTAATATAATTAGATTAGATTGCGTAGATGATGATAATATAAGTCTTTCTTTACTTGTTAATGTCGCGCTAGTACCACCTATTGTTATTGACATAAAACCCTAAATGATAAATAGAGAATTTGTTTATATGGTTATGTTGCCTATTTTTGATTCAAGAATACTTACACGAGATATTAAATCTTGAATATTCCTCTGTTGTTGTGTAATTGTAGAATTTAATAATTTAACACCATTAAATATTAAAGGAATTAATCTTTCGTTTTCAAGTACTTTAAAATCATCTACTATTATACCATATACATATACAGATGAATCAGTTGGAATTGGATCAGTAATTGTAAATGTATTATTTGTTATGTTAAGGACAGTATCAATTCTTTCAATATCATTGAGTAATAATTTAACTTGATCGCCAATATTTAATCCGTGATTTTCCAATATTACTATTCTTGTATTATCATTATCAATTGTTGCATATTGCATAATATTTGGTATCGGACCACTGGTTGTATTAACAGCATATGGCGCATACTGTTCGACTTCCTGTGCAATAAAACCAATTGTTTCGGGTTGCGGTGTTTTATCAATAAAACTAAAGCGATGTACTGGTATATTAACAATTGTTAACATATCATCAATTGTGGGAGAATAAGATATATTTGTTTTTACACGTTGATCAGAAATAGTCAATATTGTTTTAGCCATTATAGATTCATTCGCTCGCAATGAAATATTTGGTGTTCCGATCGAGCCCGCCACATAATTGCTAGTTGCATATAAGCTATTATCAAAACCTTGAATATATAATCCAGATGTCATTACTATACTATTTCTTGTCTTTGCTGTTAATATATCAGTTGTAATACTTGGCGAGCTTGTTGCTGCAATTGTAGTTGATGGTAATGATACTGTTCCATTTACTATTAAACTATTCATTGTTACATTATTCATTCCAATGAAATCCGAATTTAGACAATTTATTGAACCTGATATTGTTTGAATATTTTGCGTGTATAATGTATTTGTAACGCGAACGCTCCCATTTACATCAAGAGAATATATAGAGTTTATTCCCGGCTTTGTATTAATACCGACATTTTGCGTACCATTAATATAAAAGACAGGAGGTGCATTAGTATTAGAACCATATACCCCTACTAAATCAACTGAACCTGTTTCTTGAATTAACATTATGGGATTACCACCGGTTCCATTTTGATCCCATATATGTATAGGTGCAAGCGGTGTAGTTGTTCCTACTCCTAAATAACCACCTGTTATACATTCATTTCCAAATACGTGTAATTTTTGTTGTGGGTTTCTTAGACCGATACCAACTTTATCACTTGTTCGTAATAATGTTGAACGATTCGAAGGTACAATAGGTAATAATGCAGTATTAATTGTTCCATCTGCCATTAATCTGACAATATTAGAACCAATATATTGATCTAATATTTTACCTGTATTTGCATCAATTGATACTAAATTTGGTGGTAAATTTGTATACGTATTATTACCCAATAGAGATACTGTAATATTACTGCGTACTATAAGTGTATCTACATCTAACACATTATTATGTGAGAATGATATATTATTCGTTGTACTTGTAATACTTGGTGTAATAATCTGGGGCGCAGAAACACTTGTTCCAGCTGTAATAGTTGTTCCAACATTTAAGCTCTTTGCTATACCTGCACCACCAGATATAATTGCGGCACCGGAAGTAGAATTTGTGCTATCTGTTGTATCGCCAACAAGTATATTTTGATTAATTGATGCTCCCCCACTAACAACTAGTGACCCTGTTGTAGAATTCGTTGCATATGTAGGAATTAAACTGCCTATATTTACACCTCCAAATGCATTTATATTTATAGTGTTTATTGTATTAATATTACTTAATGTGCTATATGTCATATTAATTGCATTTGATAGAGGAGTTGTCTGAATCTTTGACAGTTGAATGGTAGGTGTATTAATAATACCATTGCCATATGGTGTTACATCGAGTGTATATTGTGGGGCCGTTGTCCCAATACCTAGATTTCCTGAAATAATCATACCATTCGCTGGTGCAGCAGTATTATTAGTAGCATAAGTACCGACAGATACTGAACCGGCCACATTGAGGGCATTAGCAAGAGAAGCGCCATAAGTACCTATACCAACATTACCCTGGACGGTCATACCACTTGCCGGCGATGAGACTTTACCAGCATAAGTACTGCCAATAGATACATTACCTGCAATATCAGCCTTGTTAGTTGAGTTGCTTGTACCAAGACCAAATGTACCTGATACAATCATAGAATTTGGATTAGGCGCAGCAATATTGTTAGTAACATAGTCACCAATTGATACAGAACCGGATACGTTAAGAGCATTAGATAGAGAAGAACCATATGTACCAATACCTACATTACCCTGGACAGTCATACCGCTTGCAGGAGATAAGACTTGACCAGCATAAGTGGCACCAATAGATACATTACCTGCAATATCTGCTTTATTTGTTGAGTTGCTTGTGCCAAGGCCGAAGGTACCTGATACAATCATAGAATTTGGATTAGGGGCAGCAATATTGTTAGTAACATAGTCACCAATTGATACTGATCCGGCCACATTGAGGGCATTAGCAAGAGAAGAACCATATGTACCGATACCGACATTACCCTGGACAGTCATACCACTTGCAGGAGATGAGACTTTACCAGCATAAGTACTACCAATAGACACATTACCTGCAATGTCTGCTTTATTTGTCGAGTTGCTTGTACCAAGACCGAATGTAC